GACTGATTGCAGGAGGGGGTTCATTAATTCTACAGACCAGGTTGAATGATTGCTCCTTTGATTATGGATTGGCAGTGAACGCTAAACTCAGTATTACCGACCGTATATGTTAACGTAAATGTGCTTGTATCCGAGTTTATAGGGATAAACGCAGTAGCGGCATCAGATACCCCATTACCACCAGTGTCTACAGTTCTACATATTACTGTTGTTGAGCCACCTGGAAGACTCGCTGATATTAAATTTGTATTGTTTTTAGCAGCTACCGTCCCCTCAACAATCAGTCCAGTAATTTTAGTAGTAGCAAAATCAGAATCACCAGATGTAAAATCAGCTATGTTATATACGGCTGTACTCCCGTCGGATGGATTTGTTTTTGTTAAATCCGTTGTCCCCCCTGTAAGAGCCACAAACTTTGGTCGCATCGCAGTTACAAAAGCCTTAATACTCTGTTGTGTCGCTAACGAGGTATCTGAGTCCGTAGACATATTGTCTTCGTCCAGAATAGCAACCTCCTGTGGTGCAGCGGCACTTCCAGAGGTATTGCCTAACACCTTCATATTAGCTACATTTTCTATTTTAGCTTTTGTAACACCTCCCTCTTTTATAGTTATAGCATTGCCTACTATCTGCATGACACCAGTATCAATGGCACCGGTCGCAAATGTTGCTCCTGTAATTACTTGATTAAGCTTATCGGCCGATAGCTGTTCGCCGTTAGCAAATGTTTTTCCTGATGTTATAACTGCCATATTATTGATGTATTAAATTGAGTGCAAGAGAGGGTTCATTAATGTCCTATTGCTTGGAAAAATACTTGACCGGCAGAATCTTGTCCGTTTCTAATGGTAAAGCCACTTGTAGATACAGAGTTTACCGTAAGTTCACCCTGACCCATAATTTGTATCGCTCCTTTTTTGGTTAAAACTACAGATATTACGGCATTTGGAAAAGCACTTCCAAAGCTAACTGCAAGACTGCTATCGGCAGAAACACTTGCCGTCAATCCCATTTTCATGATAAGACCATTGGGAAGCGTCACACTTTCTCCTCCAGAATAACTGCTTGGAGTAAAGTTAGGAGCAGAATCAACATAAGCCTTAATGCTCTGCTGTGTAGCACCACGAGTAGCTGAGCCTCCAGCGGTATCGCTGTTGTCCAACATATCATCGTTGTCAAATAACAAACCAGCATCTCCACTGCCACCGATAACGACCCCGACTTCTTCTACATCACCTTCACTAGCAGAAACTCGACCAAGAACCTGTGCAGTACTAATGTGTTGCATTTTAGCAAAGGTTACACCGGTTGTTTTGCTTGAACTGTCTTTTAATCGAAGCGCGTTAGAATTTACTTCTATTGTATTGTTATCTACGGAGTCCGTTGATATTGCAGCGTTATTCACGGCGTTATTGAGCGTAGTCGCTGTTACCGTATCTGTTGTTCCAAATGTGTTGCCTGTTACAAATCTTGCCATTATTCTGATTTCTGTGTTGATCTAAAGGAGGTTGCTCCTTGAGTTTGTATTGACCTAATTCTTGGTCGTCCTTGTGTATTGTTTACTGTAAATTGTATTCCGTGACCTCTGCGGTTACCTATTCTACCACGTATGGACACATCTTCCGCTGCGGCTAAATTAGCGTTACCGTTAAAGGTGTTTAGCGTTCCTAGAGCAAAGGTTCCGTCCGGGTTCTCTGTCTCAGCCGATAGGTCAAAGTTGCTGACATTGTCTGCACTGCTTTCTACGTGCATCTGGAACTCCTTCCAGTTCTTTCTGCTCATGTTGCCAAAGGTGTATTGACGAGTTGTAATGCTGCCCTTAACATCCTTAGTTTCGTTAGAGCCTCCAATGCTTACATTAATCACGTCATCGCCCTGCAAGCGAGCATCTATTTTGTGAATACCGCCTAGTCTGTTGATGGCGTAAACACCTCTCTGGCTTCCTTCACCAGCGACTATTAGGTTCTGGATGTCCCAGTCCGTGCTGCCAACGCTATCAATGCTCTCCCATTGCTTGTTCAAGAAGTTGTATATCAGTATAGCGTTATTGCGAAGCGCATCATCGAGAGGCACAGCAATGAAGTAACGATTGTCAAAGTAAACGGCTACTGCCTGTCTCCGCTGATCCTTGTTGATTCGCTTGATCGTTTCGTTAATAGGTTCACTCAGAGGTGTCTCTGTTCCACGGAGGTTGTACTCATCAAAGAACTGAGTGCTGTAAACACCATTGTCGGACAGGAATATGACTTGATTGCCGACCTGCTCAATACTCTTACGAGCCACGCAGCCAACTTCATCAGTCAGTAGTTTAGTGCTAGCCGACTGTAGGGACGTCGTGTTAGATACTAGGTGAATGCTATTACGGTTGAACACCATTAGGTTGTCCTCGGAAAAGGAGTGCAACCCTACGGTGAAGTCCGCTTCACCTGCGTTAAATCTATATTGAGCAAAGATTTGGTCATAGGTGTCGGAGTCCAAAATATCGGACGCGATAATCTCATCTAGGATTCCCCTTGATGTGTATGAGTTTGCACTTGCACTGACCGAGAACTGAAACGGCATGACCAACCTGCGCTGATGGTATACAGCAAACTCTGGGGCTGGCATATGAGTGAACCCAAGACCTACGGATACCTTTTGGGTGAACTCAACATTAGTTTGATTGCTTACATCTGCCGCGTCTACAAAAAACTTAAAAGCTGAAGAGCTTGCTTCTGAAACAGTAAATTGATTGCCAGCAGTTAATGTGCTGCCCCCAGCCGTTACAAGAATAACCTGGTCGCCAATAGAAAGAGTGTTGCTCACGGTAGCAGTAGCCAGTCCGTTTGTAATCGTAAATCCACTGGGACTCAATACTGTTGGCTGTGTAAACGTGCCGCTTTTAACTTTAGAGAATGCTGATGTAGCCGTGCCAGTGCCTGATCCTACACCCGTAGCAGTAAACGTAACGCCTATTGTATTTGCAGAAGCACCAATAGCAGTAAAGTCCGTGCTTCCCACTGCGGTAATTGTATAAGTCCTGTTAACAACAAAGCTTCCTGCTGTAATTGTGCTAAACGAACCATCCCACTCCAAGGCAACTTGACCCTTACGAAAGATAAACACCTTGTTAAACGCTTGGAGCATTGATGACTCAGGTGGCACAGTTTCTCCTGCTGGGTAAGCAATGTCTACAGTAGCGTTCGTCGCTAGGTTCTTAGCAACAACCTTTAGATTGGAGGCAATGAGGATGTACTGACTTGCGTTCTCATTGGGGTCACTGAACTCAGTACTCGCATAAACTTCGGTGACTGCCCCTTGGTCAAGAACCATATTGAACCCAATAACAGCCTGTGTTGTGTTGGCGTTTAGGTTAAAGGAGGCGGTTCCGGTTCCTGATCCCGCTCCCGTAGCAGTAAAAACAACGTCTACGGCATTTGAAGATGCGCCAATAGCAGTAAAGTCCGTGCTACCTACACTCTGAATGGTATAAGTTTTTCCAACTAAAAAGTTGCCTGCTGTTGTTATAAGGTCTTCTGGCAAAGCAACGGCTGCACTGTAGCTTTCGTTGTCACCCGTCAAGGCGTATTTCAACGTCTTAGTTCCGTTTCCGTTATCTGTTACGGAGTCTAAGGTATGTGAAGTAGTAATGATGCCATCCGAATCGGTATTATTAGGGTTAACTGTAGTAAAACCAAGACCCTCTACCTGAACAGAATTAGTAGCTACAAATGTATGCCCGGCCTCTACTGCTGGGTCATTGATGACAATGCTGACCTGATTAGCAGAACCAACAAGATTTGCTGACTCAATAGTCGTAGGAAGCAAAGCTGTGACTCCATCGCCAATTTGTGCCTCAGTCGGAAGTCGAAGTACATCTCCACCTACGGCAAACGGGGCTTCAATGACCTCGATACCCTTTCGGACCTGTGCTTCACCATTGCGGTCAAAGCGGACGTTCTGAGCATCAGCCAGCATACCGCCTTGCAGCTGATCAGGTCTAAGCCTATTGTTGAACCCAACAAAGCCTACATCCCCGTCTTTGAGGATGCGGTCATCTAGGCTAGCGTATGACCTGTACTCCTGCATTGATTAACATCTCCAACGCTTCAAGGCTAGTGCCTTCCTTGTTGGTCTACCTTTTTTGTCCTTCATTGGACCCTTGACTCCTGCCATTCTAGCGCAGAATGATTTCTTCCGGGCAAGTCTCTTACCTGTCGGATTTTTTTCAGTAACAGGGGGCTTGAGGTTAGCACCTGTCTTACGCTTAAAGTAAGCACGACCAGCAGCAGTCAGTCCTCCCTTTCTACTTTTGTGTTCCTTCCTCATTAGCTTCTGACCTTTGCTCTGGGTGTGTTGGCTACAACTGTCTTTCCTCTGGCTCCTGCTTTCTTTTTCTTTCTAGCAGTGCTTGCTCTCTCCGCTTTCGTGAGGCTGAGAGCCTTTCTTTTAGGCAAGCAACGGTCAGGGTTTTTCTTATCTTTCGACGTTCCGCAAGGGCCTTTAATCGATCCATCAGTCCCTATCCTTACCCAGTTCTGCTTGAGCCATTGTTTGAGTTGAGCCATTAT